TTTATTCCTACACAATCAGGAAATGCTGGAAAAGTATTGCAAACAGATGGTATAATAACATCATGGCAAGACGCAAGCGGACTGCCAGATATATTCTTACTAATGGGAGGATAAAAAATGCCAGCAACCTATAAGGTTTTAGCACAAGCGGCACCAGCAGCAACGACAGAGTCAACTCTTTATACAGTTCCGTCTGCAACATCTGCGGTAGTCTCAACAATTGCTATTGCTAATCAAGCAGGATCATCAGGAACATACCGTATTGCGGTACGTCCAGCAGCAGATGCTTCAACAACACAAAAACACTGGATTGTTTATGGAGCAACTGTAGCAGCATCAGATTCAATTATGCTAACTCTAGGACTAACCCTTGCAGCAGGAGACGTAGTTCGTGTATACGCCTCTTCAGCAGACATGTCTTTTTCAGCATTTGGTTCAGAGATTTCTTAAAAAACAAAAAAGGATTGAGGTAGAAAAATGGCTGTAAGAAAAGCAAGCGACTCCAACTTAACTGGCAAGAAATACAACGATGGTTCTGCTGGAGCAAGTAAGGTTCCAGATGTCGTAGACCCAGTAACGCCTGGTACACCTACACTTACTTATTCAACTGCATCTGTACCATTTACTCCCTCAAATAAAGGAGGAGCAGCATCAACATATACAGCAACATCTTCTCCAGGAGGTTTAACAGGAACTGCAGCGTCCTCTCCAATTTCAGTAAGTGGTCTTGCAGATGATACTACCTACACATTTACAGTTACAGGAACCAATGCAACAGCAACAGGACCTGCTAGCGCTTCTACCACAAGTCTTGTAGTTCCAAACTATCCATTAAGTGAAACAGATAATTTTAATAGAACAACAAGTGGAAACTTGGGAACAGCATCTGGCAACGGAAGCACTTGGGAAAGTCTTCGTGGTACTTGGCAAGCAAATGGAACAGTAGCAACCTCATCATCTACACCAGGTGATAATAATATTGCAAGAGTATATACTAAAGGAACTACAATTACCAACCTACAAGCAGATACATTAGGAACTGGTGGAGTCGGAGTTGCCTTTTGGGTAACAGATGCTAACTCTTGGTATGCTGCAACGGTTTTCCACTCAACTACTTCTGGTAGCAGCACTACTTGCAGTGGTAATTGTACACGAACTGGCAGTTACTGTCCAACATGCTGTGGAGGTCAACACACTTATCAGCAATACCATGGAACACAACATTGCTGCGATGGATATAACCTTGGCTATTCAAATAACAATGGTTCTTGCGATAGCCACTATGGATTTTATTGCCAAGTTTCAAGCCGTGGAAACTGTGGCTGCAGTGGATCTTGGGCATTTTATTATGCATGTACCGCTAACGTAACCACAAACTTTACAAACTATATTTCAAACTTTAAATTACTTAAAAATGGTTCTGCCCTTGTAAATACGCAGTACAATACGAACACATCAGCATACTCATCTGCTGGATCAATTTGTATTACAACATCTGGAGATGCCATTAGTTATTTGGTATATGAAAGTGCTAACAAGGCTGGAACACTTAGACATTCAGGAACATATACAGACAGTGGTGCTACAAAATCAAGACATATGGGTATATTTAAGGGGGACGGCGGTACCAATCAAGGGTCAGAAGTTGACAACTTTAGCGTAACGGTAACCGCATAATGAATGGGGGAAAAAAATGGAAAATAGAGCAGCAAGACCGTGGGATTTATTTAATAAAAACATTGGTCGTGTGGAAACAGTTATTGCAGAAGAACGTATGTCTATATGCAACGGATGTGATAAACTTATTAAGGCTACCAAAACTTGTAAAGAGTGCGGTTGCTTCATGACGCTTAAAACAAAATTGCCTAATGCTGAATGCCCACTGGGCAAATGGAATAAGGTTATAGTAGATATCACTAAGGAGATATAATGTCAGAAGAAAATAATGAACAGCAAGTAGTGCTTCCTCCTGTAAAAGTTGCATTTATAATTGATGGCTTTGTTGCCGATGTGATGCATACAGATGAGCGATTAGGCGCAATCTTTACAAGTAATCCATTAATTAAAGATGTAACCGCTGAAGAGGGTGGCCAGATGGCTTGGCTTAATGATAGTTACGATCCTGAAACAGATACTTTTAGCAGAGATGGCGTTGCACCAACAAGCCAGGGTGGTGACGATCTGCCACCAATCAAAATTGCTTTTATTTTAGATAATACGGTTGTTGATGTATTGCACACAGATGAAAGACTAGCAGCACTACTTTTAAATAACCCAATCATTAAAAATGTAACTGGAGAAGATGGAAATCCAATTACACAATTTGGAGATATCTATAATAGCGAAACAGATTCTTTTGACCCACCTGCTGAAGAATTTAAACGCCCTCCAGCAGAGCCAATGTATGAAGGTTGGGTACTAGATGAAGAACTTGGACACTTGGTTCCACCAGTTGCATATCCTCAAGACGGAAAAGTATATGCTTGGGATTTTGGTGTAAATAACTGGGTTGAAGATACGACTGCTATACCATCAGAACGAATCTTTGAAGGTTGGATACTGGACGAAGAGCGTGGACAGATGGTTCCTCCAGTTCCATATCCACAGGATGGAAAAAGATATGTTTGGGACAACCCAACTCTAAACTGGGTTGAAGGATAAATTAAAAAATAAATAAAAAAAATACCCCCAAGGCATATAGCCAAGGGGGATTTTTTATTTAATTGTTATTTTATTTACATGGATACTTGTTGTACCATTCTTTATACCGTTCTCCATTTATAGAACTCCAAGAAGACCAGTCTTTTCCACCCTTGGTCATATGTAGAGCAATTTGTGCGTTTACTACTGGATTTAATAATTCAGCGTTTGAATTTAACTCATATTTTTCTCTACGATCTGGTCCAAGTTCTCCAAGCATATTAATTTGAAATACGCCATAAGAACTATCTCCAGTTTTTACATTGCCGTTGAAGGCAAGAGGGCGACCATTGGATTCTGCCTTTGCAATAGCACAAGCAGACCTTAAAGCCTTTCCTTCAAACCCAACATGACGCAACATATCAACTAACTGCTCATCGGTCAAATTATGAGCATTTTCATACTTTTCTAATTTTTTGTCTTTAGAAACCAAAAAAGCCACCTGTTGGGTGGCAGACTTCACGGACTGTTTAATTAGTAAGTTGTTTTCATTTGTTGCATTTGCACTAGCCGAAAAAACGGTACTGCAAATAACCAACGTTAATACCCCTAGCCAAACATTTGACTCTCTCATTGTGTAAAACCTCCTAGAGAACAAATGCTACCTATTGGTAGCACATATTAATTATACCATTATTTGGCCTTTTGAGTCAAATATACACAAAAATAAATAAATAGTTATAATATTGTTATTAGTTGATGGTATAATGATAAGATTATGGCTACATTTAGAAATCAAGGTTCAGATTCTTATTCAGTTGGTTTGACACCACCAAATGTATTGTGGACAGTTGTTCGTGGTGATACCGCTTCATTTCGTGTTTATGTTACAGATGATAACAAAGATCCATTAGTAATTGAAGACTGGACTATTGCAATGGAAATTAAACGTCCAAATACAAAGCCTGGTGATTTTACAGATGATGCAGAACTTATTGTTGAACTTGAGCCAGTACCAACAGAAATAGACGGCGCTGGAGAATTTACAGTTTCTCTTACAGCAAATGAATCTGTTTTGTTAGAAACTGGAGATATTTTTGATATTGAATTAAGTGATGAGAGTCGTGTTTGGACGGTAGCCAGAGGCACCATGAAAGTAATTGAAGACGTAACAAATAGTGAGTCATAATGGCATCCGCTATCATAATTGATACCGATAGCCATAAAGCAAAAAAGATAAACTCTATTGGCTACCCAATATCTGAAATAATTTACAAGGCAAGAGCAGTAAAAATTAATGAGGTTTTGCCCTTTAGAGTTAAATTTACTACTATTGGAATTGGTCCAGCATATGCAGGTGTGCCTGGAATTGGTCTTCAAATTATTGGAATTAATAACTATATTCTTTAACATATAATGATATAATATAGGCATGGCAAAGGTATCAATTCCAAACGTTAAGACCAAATTTCAGACTGGCGACCGCCCAACACAAGAAGACTACATAGATTTAATTGATAGTGCTTCTGCTAGATCTACAGATCTTGGTTCAGACGGTAACAATGAGTTAACTATTAATGGTATAGAAAACTCAACAATTTTTGATAACTTTTCCGCAAGTGAATGGCGATCAATGAAATATATGATCTCTATTAAATATGTAGCAGGTGGTGCAAACAAGTACTACTCTACAGAA